TTCTACAGAGAGTATCAGTGTGAAGTGATTGGCGATAGTGATCAGCTGTTTAGGGAAAACGACTTGCAGTACTATGAAGGAGATTTATCCGATGGCTACATCGTCGACAGCCAGACCAAGGAAAAAACCCCCGTTAATGTTTTTATGGGTGTTGATCCTGCTAGTAGTGTTCGAGCTACTGCAGACTACACGTGCATTATGGTCATAGGTATGGACGAGGACAAGAACGTCTACGTTATTGACTACCTAAGGAAGCGTATCAAGCCTATGGACGTAGCTGACGCTATCTTGGATTGGTACAGAAAGTACAAGCCAGCTAAGGTTCAGATAGAAACCGTAGGCTACCAAGAGATGCTACGCGACTATCTTACGAGATTGGAAGGCGTGTACATACCTGGGCTTGCGATTAAGAACCAACCACGCAAGGGTAAGGTTCAGCGGCTTGAAGGCTTACAACCTATGTTTGCTCGTAAGAAGGTATACATCAAGAAGGCACACAGTGAGTTCGCTGATGAGGTACTTATCTTTCCAAGGGGCAAGCACGATGATACCCTCGATGCTTTCTTCTACGCTGTCAAAGGTGCATTCCCACCATATGGCGATCACGACTTTCGTAACAATACAGATGAACCTATCGTAAGGGAGCGCTCTTACGACTGGATGGTTGAGTAATGGAGAAGATATTTGATCCAAATACACACGAAGAGTTTTCTCCTACGGATAACGTAGAAGAGACAGAGGACACGTCTTCAAACGAAGAGGTCACTCTGACGTTATCCCTGCACAGACACTACCGTGACTCACAGGACGCTTGGGGAGATCGCGCTTCTGAGAGTAAGGATTACGCGCACGGTTATCAGTTCAGTGCAGAGCAAGTAGATACCCTAGCCAGTCGTGGACAGGCGGCTGTTCCGATCAATGTGATCTACCCAGCTATGGAGCTGTCGATCAGTCTATTGACGGGCAGACCGCCAGGCTTTCAAGCAACGGCACGAGAAGACTCAGACGTTAAGACAGCACGCGCTATCAGCGATCTGATGTCTTACATATGGGCAAACAGCTATGGCAATGCACAGCTTAAAGAGTCGCTCTATGACTACTTTATGACGGGCCGTGGCTTTTTGATGGCTTACGTTGATCCCGAAAGTGATTACAATCGGGGCGACATCAAGGTTGTAGCCGTTGACACACTTAAGGTCTTGCCTGATCCGAACAGTCGTGATAGGTTGTTCCGTGACGCAAGCCATGTGCTCGTAGAGCACCTTCTTACGGGTGAGCAAGTATTAGGTATGTGGCCAGATTCCAAGCCTATACTGAGCAGAGCCCAAACTACACACGATGACATTGAGGAATTTGTCTCAACGAAGGTTGACGATCTGAGTCGTAGCCGAGACCGTGTGTATGACAACCACCACAGACGCTATGTAGTTATTGACCGTTACAGCAAGGTCAAGGTTGATTACATACACCATTCTATGTCTGGTGGTGAGGAAAAGGTAGATCTGTACGATGACTTTGCACAGCTGATGGAGTCACCAGCTTTTGTGTTTAGTGATCCGAATACGGGGCAGCAACAGATCTACGCCGTAGACACAGCAACTGATGGTGTCGAACTCTTTGAGATGGCACAGCCTACGGAAGATCCCGAGACAAGGCTTATAGAAATACCGCCACAGCAGGATCCCCAGACGGGCGCTATGATCCCAATGCAGCCTGCGATCATCAAGAGTATGCCACATCAAGTGCTACTCGACAATGGCGTTATGGAGGCAAGACCCGTGCGTCTTCCAAGGATAAAGCACGTAATCATTATTGGTGGTCAGCTATATCGTAGCTACTACCTGCCGATTGACGAGTATCCGATTGTGCCTATCCTCGCTCGCCACGACCGCGATCCATATCCGATGAGTGATATTGATTTTGTGCGTCCATTCCAAGACAGCATCAACAAGCTTCATATGCAGTTGGTGGCTAATCTTGCTAACAGTACGAATGTCAAAGTATTCCTTCCTAGAGGCAGTGTTGATAAGAGAGTCATCGAACAAGACTTTGCAAAAGCAGGTAGCGCAATCATCGAGTATGATGCAGAGATGGGGCAGCCAACTGTGGTCAGTCCTCTTGCTCCTCCTGCTGGGCTATTCAGCCATTTCCAACTCCTCATATCTATGGTTGAACGAGAGCTTGGAGTCTACGCTATACAGCAGGGAGACCCAAGCCAAGCACCTGACACCTATAGAGGAACGCTATCCATTGAGGAGTATGGACAGCGACGGATTAAAAGTAAGCTTGACGATGTCGAAGGATCTCTAACGCAGTTAGGGAAAGTGGTATTACAGTTGATACCATATGTCTACGACGAAGAGCGCACCATCAGGCTCCTTCAGCCTAACAACATTATGAAGGAGACGGTGCTCAATCAAGCAATCGCTAATGAGTTTGGCACAGTTGTTGAGAAGGTCAACGATGTGTCTGTAGGACAATATGATGTGCAAGTGGTTTCGGGATCCATTTTGCCAACCAACCGATATGCACTGCTTGAGTACTATATGCAGTTGTATCAGATGGGCATCATTGACCAAGTAGAGATACTGAAGAAGACTGATGTCGCTGACGCTGATGGCGTTATGGAGCGGGTAGGTATAATTCGGAATCTGCAAGGTCAGCTTGCGCAGGCGCAAGAAGAAATCAAGCGACTACAGGGAGACCTGCAAACGTCTGATCGCGAAGCGATACAGGCTCGTAAGCGGGTTGAAGTGGAGAAGTTTGGTTCCCAACTTGACAAGTTAAAGAACAAAGCGGAAGCCGCAACAATCATAAATGAGCAACGTAACCGAAACCAACAATAACGTTGATGATTTGATGGATACCTTTTTGGGTAGAAATCAGTCAGACAGTTCTTTTACATACGAGAATGAAGCAGAGCCACAGCAAGAAGGGGTAGACCCCGAATATGCTGAATATGCTGATGAAGTAGAAGATGTACAATCCGAAGAGGGTTCCTACGCTTCTGTGGAAGAGCAGGTGGCAATGCTTGAAAAGCGTCGTCGAGACTTTCAGTCTATGTACGACAAAACAAAGAGTGAGCTTGAGCAACTGAAGCAAGCGCAGCCCTTTATGGAGAACATTATGGGTGATCCAGATAAGGCTATTCGCTTCTACGATTTTGTTCGGCAAGAACTCTCGCGGGATGGTTCCGCTCAACAAGAGGCTGAATCAGAGATTGCACCGCCAGAAAAACCCCAACGGCCAGAACGTCCTCGGGATTACGATCCATACGATACGGATCCATCAAGTGCTTCCTTCAAGTTTAGGGAGGCTGATGAATCATATCGGCAACAGCTTGATGAGTACTACGAAGCGAAGCGAGAGTACGACATCAGTATGGCTACTCGTAAGATCGAGCAGTCGTTTCAGCCGTACATACAGACGATTGAGCAGCAGCGTCAAGCTGAACAGCAGAATGCCCAAGTGCGTCAGATTTATAGCCAGTTCGTTGAGAGCGGCATAGATCCTAACGATGCGGCAGGAGCTATACAGTGGGCGAGTAGCTACCAAGTTACTCCCCAAGACATTGCCTTGTTATATCGGATGAAGAACGGTGGACAAGCACCACAGGCAGCACCACAGCAGACACAGATGCAACAGCGTCCTCGTCAGCAGGTGGACTTTCCTGTACCTGCATCCACTGTTGGAAACTCTAGCACTCCGAAACCAAAACCGGAGCAGCAATTCTTTGATATGATGCTAGGTATGGATAAAAAAGTAACTCCATTCTAGTGTCAAAACCCCTTGATACAAAATGTCTACGTTTAAGACCTTGGATGCAGGTAACACCGTAAATGGTGTAAGCATCAATAACGACCGCCGGATTTATAACTTCGGCGACCGGGTAGCAGAACTTGCTCCCCAAGAATCACCTTTCTTTGCCTACCTATCACAGGTTGCTAAGAATCCTACCGACGATCCTGTATTCAAGTTCTTGGAGCAGCGTCATCAGTGGCAGCGTCGCAACTTTGAAGTAAAGCTTGAAATCGCCGACCAAGAGATTACGGCTGGTCAAACCACGCAAGGGTTTACTGTTCGGGCAACCTACGACAAGTATGGTCGCCCTCTTGCAGACAGTACGTATGCAGCGCCTGAGTTCTTGCTCAAGGATCAAGTGTTTGTAGTGCGCGACGCAGATGGTACGGCACAATACTGGCGTATTACCACGGATCCCGTGGTAGTGTCCGCTAACAACCATACGACGTTTACGGCTCTTGCTCTTACCACTGTTGCTGCGGGCGCAGATGCACTCATTGCAGTAGGTAAAGAAGCACAGGTAATCGGTTCTTCTTTTGCAGAAGGAACGGGTGCACCAGAAGGTTGGGCAGATTCTCTGTATAGCTCAGAAGGCTATACGCAGATCTTCAAAACGTCTGTACCTCTCTTCTCTGGAACGACCTTGGCTACGCGATACCGTGGTCGTCCCGATGAGTATATGCGGGTTTGGAGCCAAAAGATGAAAGAGCACAAGATTGACATCGAGCAGGCTATCCTGTTCGGTCAAGGCTCAAATCAGATTGGAAACGAAACCAATCAGCGATACACCTGGGGTATCCTTCCTTATACGCAGCTCAATGGATTCAATCATACGTTCACCGCCTCTACGGATGGCTATGACGAGTTCTTAGAGATGATGCAGGAGTTCTTTGCCCCAGAGCGTGCAAACACTGGTCAGAAGCTTGTTCTTGCCTCTCGTAAGGTTATGAACTACTTTCAGCGCTTGGGCAATAGCGGCTATCTGAAGAATAGCTTCGGCACTGATTCTTACCGTCTTGATGTACAGAACGTACAAGGCAAGTTCGGTCATATGATTACCAAGATCGAGACGATGTACGGATCGCTTAACTTCGTAATGGAGCCACTACTCCGTGGGCCATTTGAGGACTATGCGATTGCTGTTGATCTTGCTAACGTTGCTTACCGACCACTCGTTGGTAATGGTGAGAACCGAGACACGCAGATCATTACGAACGTACAGGACAACGATGCTGACGGACGTAAGGATATGATCTTGACCGAAGCAGGTCTTGAGATCAGCCTTCCCGAAACGCACGGACTGTTCAAGTTCGCGTTC